GCTGCACAGCAAGCTGCTACTGAAGGTCGTTTTGATCCTGAGACTATGAAATCATACATGGGTAGTATGCAAGGACTTGGCGTACCTACTCAAGACATAATGAAAACACTGCCTGCTTTACAGCAAGCTAATCAAGCTGGTGTGTTGAACAATAAGCAGAACCAGTTAGTTGGTCTACAGCAACAGCTAAATGAGCAAGCACAAATCTTGTTAGAGTCTGATGATCGCTCTAGAAAAGAAGCGGCAAACTTTCAGATAGATTCTATTGAAGAACAGATGGTTAATATTGGTAAAGAAACAAGAGGCATTGATGCTGGAACTTTTGTTGGTGTTGGTGATAAAACAAGGGCTGGTGTTACTAAAACTCAACTTAATCAACTAGAAATAGATGCAAAGAGAAGAAGCGCACAAGAACAACTAGCTATTTCTAATCTACAACAGTTTAAATTTGGTACAGAAGATTGGAACGCAGAGGCTGCAAGATTAGAACAGCTAGGTTTTCGTAAAGCAGTTCAAAAAGTACGTCAGTCAGAACAAGCAATTCAAATAGCCAACCAAGAATATCAAGAGGCTATGCAAAACTCTAAACCTATTACTCCAGCACAAATAAAAGAGATGGAAGGTAAAGGTATTACTGTTCCTAAAGATGTATTAGGACAACGACAAACTTGGAGAAGCTATAGTACAGAAAAACGCGAAAAGCAAATAGCCGCTGCCACCGCTAGACTTGATCCTGTAGCTGCTAACCGCGCAGAAGGTCTTGTTAAGTGGACACTGCAAGGCATTGCTGAGAGAGGTGATTTTATTGATGTGTTTGCTGATGACATTACTTCAGTAATTGAAGACCTTACGCCAGAGCAACACAGTGAGATTAATTCTTTAGTTACTGGACAAGCTGAAACGGATGTCGGCCCTATTGTAGAGCAATGGTTACGACGTAACTATCCCGCACCGTTTGAAAAGTCTGAGAAGTTTCGTCAGAATAAACAACGGCAGGCTGCTGCAAGAGAACAAGCCATTGCTGATGTGTTCGCTGCTAACGACGACCTTGATCCTAATGATCCTGTAGACGTAAGACTAGTTAATCAAAAACTTGACGCTTCTATTAGAGAGGCACAAGAAGGTGAAATTGCTGGTAGGAAACTATCAAGGGCATTGGGTGGTTAAATAGATAGGTATTACTAATATGTCAACTGAGTTATTAAAAGATATTGTAGTACCTGACAGAGCTAAAAAAATTCTGTTAGGTGAAACAGAAGAGCCTGAAGGTATTACTATTCCTCAGTCTGCTTTAGATGCTATTAATCCTCCTGCAAAGCGTAGAAGTCCTAATGATATTGTTATTCCTCAATCTGCTGTTGATATTCGTCAAGAACTAGCTAACGAAGAAGGTAATCGTCTTGCTGCTCTTGTAACAGAAGCTGGAGAGGGTATTACTCTTGGTTTACTAGGAGAGATAAAGGCTGTTATAGAGTCTGCTACTACTGATAAAACATACGACAGGGCTAAAGCTGAGTATGAAGTAGCACGAGAACAGTTCCGCGCAAACAACCCTGAGTTGGCACAGCTTGCTACTCCTGTTGAGTTGATAGCTACGTTACCTACAGGTATTGGTCTTGCTCGTGGTCTAGCTAAAGCAGGCGTTACATCTATTGCAGCACAGGCAGGCATTGAGTCTTCTATCTACGGTGTTGCTACAGGTGAAGGTACTGAGAACAGGCTGTTCCAAGGTGTAGGCTATGGTGCGTTAGGTGCATTAGTAGGAAAAGGCTTTGATAAAATACTAGATCCTTCTTTTGCCAAGCGTTATAACACGATTGAAGAGTTTAATGTTGCTCGCGCTCAAGCACAAGAAGAAGTAGTTTCTGCTGCTAGAATGTCAAGAGCGCCTGAAGATATAACTAATGCAGAGTTGGCTACTCAGTTATTGGCACGAGAGATAGAATTTCTTGGGGACGTTGTAGGCAGACAAGGAGCATTGCCTAAAGACTTAGCACCTTTCTATCAGCGCATGAAAGGGTACGCTGAAGACATGGGTGTGGACATTCGTCAATTAAACAAGGTAGTACGTTCAGACAAAGCTATCAAAGACTTGCGTAAGACTTTAGATGAGCCGTTTGAGAACCTTGATGACATGGCTATGTTGCGTCAAGACCTACTAGATATGACTACTGGTCGTCTTGCTGCTGACGTAGGACGTACTATACCAGAAGCGCAGAAAGCTCTTGTTAGGTTTAGACGTTTGGCTTCTCCTCTTGCTACTCTTGCTGAAGATACAGTGGGTGTTGCTTTTTCACAACGTCTAGTCAGGGCTATGAACAGGGTAACAAGAAAGCAAACTGACCTTGATAATATGTGGAAAGGTATGGAGCCGTTCCGAGAACTAGCCAGTGCTAATCCTAAGTTTAATGATCTACTGTTAGATGCCGTTAATCCTAATTTGTCTTTAGAGTTTCAGACAAAAGCACTACGTGGTGCTATGAACGTAGCTAGAGCTAAGATAGGTAACGGTGCGCCTGAGAGACTGCAAAAGTTCTTTGATGACAACATAGAGTTTTCTAAGAGATACCGTAGGCAGGTAACAGCAGGAGAAGTAACTCCTATTTGGATGCACTCTGCTCCTGAGTCAGTGCTTAAGGATGCATCACTAAGGACATATAGAGATAGGGCAGCTACAAAAGCAGAAGATGCGGCCTCTAAGAATATACAGCGTCCCTCTATGCAGGAGTGGCGAGCTAAGAATGCTGAAAGACCTGCTGATAAACAACAAGAGTATGCCAACATCTTTGATTCACACTGGACATGGCAAAGACAGACACTAACTAGAATGGAGCTAGGCGAACAGCTTGGGTTCCGTACTGCTGGTAAACCTGTTGAAGCTAAACCTATCAAAGATTTAATGGGTCGTGCTTCTTCTAAGAAAGAAATAAAAGAAGGGGCTAGTACTCTTGATGCTACTGCTTCCTATGAGGCAGGACATTTTCGTTTGTTTGATGACAACATCATTGCAGAGGCGTTGAAGCGTGAAGGTTACTCTGATGTACAGATCAAGAACGCACAACAAATTATTGATGACATAGGTATCAACGCTAACAAGGGCATGGCTAGTGAGCTAGATATGATTCGTAGTCTTGGCTACGTAGGTACTATTGCTAATCCTTATGGCGCTCTGATGAACGTGCATGACTTGTTTAACGCTTCCTTTGAGCTTGGCTTAGGCAACGTAATTAAGGCTGTTTTTGCTAAAGGCGGTGTTGAGTTTAGCCCTGCTGACATGGGTCTAGCTCGTCAGGTGTTTGGTGAGTTTGTACGTAAGGCACGTAAAGGAACACAGAAAGACATAGAGATACTTGGTGGTGTTACATCTGGTAATAAGTTCCTTGAGGGTGCCGCTAAAGCCAGTGAAGATTTGCTTGAGTGGTCTATGAAATGGTCAGGGTTCTCTAAGCTAGATCAGTTTGGTAAGAGCAGAATCATGGGTGCGTCTTATAACAAAGCAAGACAAGACATAGCTGATGGTAGCTTTGATACTAAGTGGCAGTACAGTTTCAGTAAGCCTGAGATACAACAACTAAAGAAAGACATTGCTGATGGCGTAACAGACAGTGAGCTAGTACGTGATCTTGTTATGTTTGATTTGTTTAAGCTACAGCCTATCAACGCAGCAGCACAGACAGCGGCAGGGTTGGCTAATCCTAATGCTCGTATCTTTTATATGTTAAAAGGTTTTGCTATCAAGCAGTTTGATTTGATGGAGCGTAGAATATGGAAAGAGTGGCAAGCAGGTAACAAGAAACAAGCACTAGAAAACCTAGCTAAGTATGTTGTGTTGTCAGGTGGTGGTTATGGTGTGGTCAACGAGGCTCGTCAAGTATTAAAAGGAGAAGCTCCTGATCCAGCAGAAGGTGCAGTGTCAGCTTTGTATCAAGTAGGTTCTGTTCTTACGTTTGGTGCAATGGGGGCTAACGACTACGGCTACGATAAGTTTATGAATGATCCTTTAGATGCAATGGCTAAAAACTTACTGCCTCCACTAGGCGCTACTCTTCCCGGTGCAGTTTTAGAGGACATTGCTGATGCCTTAAGAAAAGGTGACCCACTACCGGATGAAACTATATATGCTCTTCCGATAGTGGGCAAGACTCTTAAGGGTGTGTTTGACTAGATCTCACAGTTGTTACCTGTGCAAGCTAGCTCCTGACTACCTTCAGTCATATCAGACTCCTCATTGATATCCCAGTTGATCTCAGTGGGGAAGTCTTTTACTGCTTGCTTGTAGGTTTTCTTATCAATGGGCTGATAAGGTGCCTGTTGGAATACATGGTCTGAGTAAGGCAAAAAGCTAACACCTGATACCTTATCAAACTTGTTCCATAGCCACTGCCCTACCTCAAGAAACTCATGATCCCTATAGTAGCACGTCATAGATGGCTTGTGTTCACACCAGTAGTCCTGATACAACTCCCACAAATCTAACTGTTCTATCGCACCCATAGCTGAGGCTGTCACAGCGCCCTCTGGTGAGGCGATAGGGAAGCTGAACACCTTTGTACTAGCACTGTGTACATCTGTCTCTACAGGTACACCAGCAGCCTCTAAGACAGCACAAAGAGGGTCACGAGAATCAGCTCTAACTGTTCGTATATACTGTTCGCTATAGCGAGGGTGGATACCACTAGCACTGTCAACCAACTGACTAACAGTACCGCTAGGCTTAATCGCAGTAATAGCTGTAGAGGGATTAATGTTAAGTCTCTCAGCCCACCGCTTGTTAGTCTCAATTGCTTCCTCTCGCATCTCTGTGAGCCACTTCTTAAGCTTTGCATTGTCACCTCGTCCTGATAGTAAGTGGTGATCCATGATACCTGTTAGTGATACACCAAGTAAAGCTTCTTCCTCTGTGTTTGTCTTCCAGATATTCCTTAAGTATCTAAAGTCTGTAAGGGTAGCTTGTAGAGTTCCAAGGATAGCCGCAATGCGTACCTTTCGTTTGAGGCTAGAGAGCGTATCGTCTGGCCTGACAACAACTTCTGATAGATTGCAGAACTGGTTGGGTCTGAGGATGATCTCACTACATGGATTAGTTCCAAAATCGTAGGTAGCATCTCGTCTGCCATTCCTTTCAGCTTGCTTTTGACTAGCAACTCTGCTGAAGAAACCTCGTTCTCCTGAGTAGGATTCATATAAGCTTTTCCATTCTTCTAAGTAAGCAATAAAGTCAGGCTTCTCTGTGTAGCAGGCAGAGTTGTTAGACAGCGCACGTTGTGGGTTAGCGTGATACCACTCACCTGTCTTAGCCCTGCGTAGTCTGTCATCTGACAGGTTAGACAGTGAGATAAGTGCTGATCGTCTTACTCCTCCTACTACTACGACTTGGGCGATCTTGCAGCAAAGATCGTGGCATTCAAGTGACGTAAGTCTTCGTCCAGCAGATCCTTGAAACAACCCGGACGTGAATTTGAATAGCTCGACGAGAGGTTCTGAACCACTTGCACGACCTCCGAAAGTTTTAAGTGTGGCACCCGCAGGTCGTACTCTGCTAACGTCCCATTGGGGAATTTGACCTGAATAAAGAAGTGATACCAACTCCCTAAACGATTTCGCCCATCCGATTTTCGAATCTGCAACATTAATAACTGTGTCTGTTTCATGAAACTTCTCCGCAACTTCAGGTAGCTTGGCTATGTACTGTCGCTCAACACTGAAACCTACACCAGTACCACACATGAGTATGTACATCATCTCATCAAATGCTTTAGGGTGGTCAATAGGTAGGTAGCTACAGTTAAACCCTGCTACGTTGTCACGGTCTAGTGCTTCTCCTGCTGTCATCAACGCTCTCATGCTGGGCATAACATCCAACTCATGTATGGCCTTGAAGATATCAGATACTTCAAAGTCATTGAGATCTGCTTTGTCTACCCAATAGTTAACATAACGATTGACTGTTTCTTCCCATGTCTCTCGTCGTTGCTCTTCTGCATTGTAACGGGCGTAGCGTGACTTGTGTATGTACTGTTGGTATGCGTCCATCTATTCTGTTACTCCTAGTGTTTCATTTAGTATTGCTTGTGATGCTAATTGTAATAACATGAAGACACCATCTGGGTACTGTTCATTGGATGCTACTTCAAACATCTCACCATCTTCGTACATGATGACAGCTACCTTGAATGACTTACCTTCTTCTTCATGTTGCATTGCTCTAACTACAAAAGCAGAAAGAAACTCAGACGTTAGGATCTCATCCTTGTCTTCTTTGCCTTTACCAAAACTACCTTCTACGACTTTCATTCTACCATACTCTTTATCAACCATTCTAAATAAACACGAGCCTTGCGTAGATCTTCTACACCGTTCTTGTACTTGTACCTGTGTATGTACTTGTGTACGTTACCAGCGCAGTAGTCAGCAAAGCCATCACCTAGTTGCTGCTTGATGTAATCAATAGCCTCGACGCCACCCTTGTTGTAATGCTCTGGCTTCTCAACTACATCTACCTTGATCCACTTCTTTTGTCCTGATGGAATTGCATCCCACTCTGCTGGTGTTGCGTTATCAATGCTCATGTTCTTCCTCCAAGTCAAACTTCCAACTGTTAGTGTTTACCTTATCTGAGAATCTTTCTACTAACTCTTCGGCTGTTATCTCTAAAGCCTCCATGATAGTTACCTCATCGTACCTAGCAGCGACACGCTCTAGTATTTCATCAAGAGTTAGCACCGTACTTCCTCCGCAGATACGTCATTGACACAGGCATCTCATCAAAGGAACCATTAGTTACCTCGTTGAATACCCACAGCCCCGACCATGAACCATTAGTCTGAGGATTAAGATACTCCTCATCGTGTTGATAGTAGATACCAGCAAACAGTGCAGTCATTCTTTCTCCTGCTGCGTTTCTGTCGAATGCGATATCTCTATCTTGTACGTGTCCCATGACACATGACATATGTTTCTTTTGGAGCAGTAGTTTTGCATTAGATACTGGGCGACCCATAACCCCACTAGTGAAGAAATGACAATAAGCGACACCATCCACAATAACTGGCTGAAGATATGGGTGTACTTCCCAGCCTCTGAGGTTAAGGTCTTCATAGCTCATCAACCCTTCTAGTTTAGCATCGTTTTCTACAGCACGTTCGATGCGGTTCTCATGGTTACCCATTGTGAATATAAGTCTAGGCTTCCATACCTTCTTCTTGAACTTACGCTGTCGTGCCTGTTCAGCGCGTATGCAATCAGTAAACAACTGCATTGCTTCGTTGCCTGCCTCAACATCAGCAGAGTAT